GGCCGGGTCGGTGTGGGTGATGGGGGCGTCGCGGTGATGGGTGACCGGTGCCGGCGTCGACCGGTGAAAAATCTCGAGGTCGGGGTCGGGCGGGTCGGGCTGGTCGGGCTGGTCGGGCTGGTCGGGTTGGTTCGGATCGGGCATCGACATTTCAGACTCCTTCTACGACGGGTGAAGTGGGAACCATGGCGGTGGGATTGCGGGCCGGCAGCCCGAGCTGCGACACGCGCATCTCGTCGGCGTCGGCCAGGCCGGCGGCCACGGCGGCGGCGGCGGCGTTGACCCGACTGACCCAATCGGTGCGCAACAGGTTCGACGTGTCGAACACCGCCACCTGGCCGCGGGGCAACAGGTCGGTGTAACCGGCTTCGATGCGGGCCAGATACGACGGGTACAGGTTGAGGGCCAACCATCGGCGCATCTCGTCGGTGGTGGTGGCGTAGGTCAGCGACTGTTGCGACACCACGTTGGCCAGCGACGGCGGCACGTTGAAGGCCCGGGCGATGGCGGCGTCCAAATAGTTCAAGCCGTCGATCAACATGGCGTCCACGGCGGTGGGGGCCGTGAACGTTTCGAGTTTCCACGTGCCCGTCAACATGGCGGGCCGGTGCCGGCGCCGGGCCGCCATCCACCGTTCCAACATGGCGTCGGCTTGGCTCTCCCCGAGCTTGGTCGGGTTGGTGAGGGCGTAGGGCGGGGTGCCGCCGTCACGCCAGTACGACGCGGCCCACTCATAGGCGGTGGCCAAGTCATCGACCACGGTTTGGATGCGCTCTAGCGGCGACTCCCCGAGCGGGCCCGGGTCGGTGATGAACGGCACGTGCAACACGTTCGACGGGGGCAGGCGCCGGGCGTGGTACTCATAGCCGACGATGCGCTCTTGCCAGTTGTCCAACGTCACCACCACGTCGGCCGGTTGCATGAGCTTCACCGCCAGGGGCCACGAATCGGTGCCCGTCTTCCACACTTGGTAAAAGGCGTTGCCCCACCCGGTCAGAGAGTTGACAGTGCGTTCCATGGTGGTGCGGTACGGCTCGTCGGGATCGGGCCGGCGCAACACCATCGGTTGGGGGTCGACGCGGGCGTTTCCCCGCACCGCCACGATGGGCAGGGAGGCGGCGACGTCGGCCACGAGCATGCGAATCCCGACCACCACCGGCAGGCGGCGCACATCCCACGAACGCAACCGGCCGGCGAGGGCGGCGGCGATGGCGGCGGCCCCGGGGTCGACGTCGGCGGGCACGTCACGGCGTTTCAACAGGGCGGGGAGCCTCATGAGTGACGCACCGTGACATAACAACGCGCAGAGTCGCGACTCATGCGCGCTGCGTGGCTGAGCAGGCGGTACAGGGCCCTGAGACGGCCGAGGCGGGCCCGGGGTGTGACCATGCGTCGGGGCCGGCGATCGCCCGCCACGGCGCCGCCAGGGCGGCGGAAATCGGGCCTAGCGGATGTCGGCGGCCACGGCCGGCGCCACGGTGTGTTGGTAGACGGCCAACGTGGCGGCCACGAGCGGGGTGATGTCGACGTTGGACCGGGCCCGCGACCACACCCACACGTCGCCGAGGGGTCGGCGTTCCACCCCGGCCAGGGCGTCATCCAACGGGGCTTGGGCCTGGTGGTAGAGGCGGTGGTCGTTCACGGCGTCCACGAACGCTCCGGTGGCGCGGGCCATGTCACTGGCGCCGAGCAGGGTGACGGCCTGGCCTTCGTGGGCCAACAGGGCGGCGGTGGGCGCCCCGGCCAGACTGTCGGCCACCACGGTGCCGTCCACGCTGTCTAACTCTTTGACAAGCCAGCCGGTGCCGCGCCGGTGGGCCAGGATCGACACCAGCACCCCACCCCGGTAGTCGCACACGGCGGCGATGGCGGCGGTGGAGCGGTCGGGGGCCACGTCGTAGGCGTAGGTGACCAGCTCGCCCAACCGGGCGTCGACATCGACGGCGGCCGACCAGGCGGCCCCGTCGACGGCGGTCACTTTGTTGGTCGACGGCCGCGGCCACCGGTTCAAAATGTGGCGCTCGAAATAGTCCAGCCCGAACGTCGACAGGTCTTCGGCCAACACCACCGGTTCGATGGTGTGGCCGAGGGCCGGATGGGCCGCCCACCACGTGGCCGGGTCGGCCGGATCGGCGCCGTCGGGGGCGCCCCAATCAAACAGGGCGATCCCGTGGCGGCCCCCGGCGTGCACGTGCTCCTCGGCGCGGGCCAGCCAGTCATCCCACCACACCGAGTCGGGGGTACCCCCGGCCGAAATGATCCACGTTTGACGAAGCCGCCGGGTCGCTTGGGCCGGGCCGACGGCGGCCTCCACCGCCCGCCCGGCCGGCATCGTGAACGACCAGGCTTCATCGATTTCGGCCACGTCACAATCCTGGCCGTGCAAGGCATGTTCGATCGGGGGGAAGGCGCCGAACGACCCACCGGCGGCCCGCTCCACGAACGCCTGGGAGCCGGCCACCCGACGCACCGAATAGGCCGGCGCCAACGGGCTGGCCAACACCAGCGGGGTGAAGCCGTTGCGGAACTGCTCACCGGCGGCCATCCCGGTTTGCGACGTGTACCAGGCCCGCCCGAGCGTCGTCAGCCGGATGCGTTGCAGGCCGGTGGCCAACGCCAGCACCGTTTTCCCGGCCCGGCGCGGCACCGAACACACCACCAGCGAATAGGCCATGCGGCCCGTCTCCGGGTCCAGCTCACCCGCCACGTCGGACACCAGGTGTTGCCACGGCATGAACGGGCGGCCCAACGCCCGAGCCACACGCGCCACGGCCGGCCCGTAGGTGGGCCGGCCGGGCGTCGATGGGGTGGCGAGACGGGGTGCGGTCACCGCGGCTTGCGCATGCGGCGGCGGTGCGTCACTTCGGCCCGTACCAGCCACACCACGAGGGCGATGAGCCCGAGCAGGCAGGCGGCCGTCGTGTAGGCCGGCGTCCAATACCAGAGCGGGGTCACTTGCGGCCCCCTTCGGCGGTCACGGCGGCGTGGATGTTGGCGACACTCTGGTGGGAGCAGCCGGCCACGGCGGCCACGGCCCGGGTCGAGATTCCACCTTGGACGGCCCGGTAGATCGCCGTTTCCCACTCCCACCGGGCGGCGTCGAAATCGACGGCGGCCACCGCCAGGGCCTCACTGAGTTTGTGTTGACGTGACGTCAACGGCGCGGTGGCGGTCATCGCTTGTTGGTGGCCTGGTCACGGCCGAGCGCGGTGGCGGCCCGCAGCTCACCCCAATACACCCCGGCGGTGGTGGCGGCCGCGATGGCGGCGGCGTAGTCGGCCTCGGCCTCGCCCATGCGTCGGGCGGCGTCGACCACGGCCGACAGGGCCACGTCGGCCGGGGTTGGTTCCTGATAGTTGGTACTCATGGTCGTCAATCTAGTTGACGTCAACCGGTTTGACACGTCACGGCGGTGGATTTATTCGGTTCGGGAGTTGCGCAGTTCGGTGATGACGGCACCGGCGAAGCCGTCGGGTAGGTCTAGGTGGCGGATGACGCGCAGCACGGCGGCGTCTTGTTCGGCGGCCTCGGCCGATTCCAACCACGCCAACGCCATGGCCCGCACCTCGGCGGGGGCAAGTTGGCCGACCATGATGGTGCCGTCAGTGCCGTGGGCGGCCACCGTCAGGAAGCCGGCGCCGGCTTCGTTGACGCCCGAGGTGACGAACACACCGGCCAACGTGGTCACTACTTTGACACCTCCGGTTCGGTGAGGCCGGCGAGGAAGCCTTCTAGCTCGCTGGTCATGGGTACCAGGCCGCGGGTCAGCCGATCGTGGACTTCTAGGAACGCCCGCACGGCATAGACGGCGTTGAAGGTGGAGCCGTCGGGGTCGGTCAATTCGGCCTCGGCCCGGCCGGCGAGGTCGCGGTAGGCGGCCACGACGGCGGCGTCCACCCGGTCGATGGCGCCGGCCGTGCGCAGTTGGCGCAACGTCGATTCGGCGGCCCGTTTCAGGCGGCGGGGCGCGGGCCGTGCGCCGGCACCCAGGGCGCCGAGCGCCAATCGGCCTTGCTCCCGGCCGGTTCGGCGGCGGCGGGTGGTCATGGTCTGTCATTCCTGTTGTTTGGGGGCGCTTGGGGGCGAGGGGAAGCAAATGAC